AAATAAATACTAATAGGTAGCCGTTCTACCGAATTTACGCTTGTGGACAATCATAATATCGATTGGTTGAAACAAGAAGAGAAAATTACACAGGTGTAGATTTGTGTAGATTTTTTTTAACGGTATTAGCAATAGTCGTCCTGATGACATGGAAGACATACTACTTGGCTTCAAACCACATAATGTTGGTGATGACCTTGACGAAGAAACTGGTTATGAAGAATATCAGGGAAATGTTGGCGATAGGTATGCAGATAAAGACAATAACGAATTTACCGTTAGTGGTAAAGTAAACGGTGGTGTTAGTTTACGTGGACACGGTGGAAGTAAGGAAGTTGCAACATCTGATGTAATGAAAATGAGAAAACTTGGTACATCTGTTAAAGAAGCATATGGGCAACCATACCGTTAAAAATACCAATGTTACCAAAAGACGATAAAATCCGATAATTTTAAATGATTTTAAAATAAAAGAGACTGCCTGCTGGTAGTCTTTTTTGTTTCAATGTATTTATAAGAAAAAAAAGAGCATGTCAATATATAGAAGTTATTTTTTAAAAAATACGTCGATTGTTAGTAGTAATCTAACTAACAGTTCACAGAATCCAGTTACCGAAATATCATATGGTACTGAATTTGCTGATGTCAGTAGATTTATTTTTGATGTTGACCTAAGTAATTTGGGGGCTAAGATAGCACAGGGGTTATTAATTCCTAATGCATCGATGAAGCATGTTCTACATATGACTAATACTATTAGTTATGCTCCACAATATATTGGTAGGAAATCATATTCAACTAACATTAATAGAGCATCAAGTTTTGATTTAGACTTTTTCAATATTAATCAGGAATGGGATGAAGGTAGTGGGTATGATTTAATATACCGTGAAGAACTTGTATTCAATCAGGTTGAACAAGCATCGAACTGGTCAGCAAGAACTACAACTTCTGGTTGGACTGTAGCTGGTGCATACCAAAGCGGTGTTACTCAAATTATAGATTCACAGCATTTTGATGTTGGTAACGAAAACATTAGTATTGACATAACTGATTATATCAATCAAAGGCTATATGGCACTGGCTATACTGGAACAACAGCATATACAGGTGATACATATGGTATTGGTATTAAATTTCCACTATCGTTTGAAGAACAGAAAACTGCATTCAGAGAAGCGGTGGCATTTCACGCAAAGAACACAAATACATGGTATGAACCATACGTTGAAACAACTATTGACAATACTATTGTTGATGACAGAAACTATTTTTATCTGGACAAAGAAAATTCACTATATCTTTATCTAAATAACAACCTTACAAATGTGGTTATTAATAAGGTAGAAATATCTAACCAAGATGGTGACTTACTTGCTACCATTACTACTGGTATTACAAAGGTAAGTGCTGGCATTTATAAGATAAATTTAAGTGTTAGTTCTACTGATTATCCTGATGCAGTATTATTTACTGACAAATGGTTTTTAACCATAAACGGTAAGTCAAGCGAATATATTGGTGATTTTTACCTGATAGCGCAGAATGAGTATTATGGTTTCAACAATGCCAATGATATTAATTTTGATAACTACTTCTTTTACTTCTGGGGAATAGGTGAAAGAGAAAAGCTTATGGCTGGTAATGTTAGAAAAATTAAGCTTACAATAAAAGAATTATACCCGAATCAAAATAAATTTGTACCTTTGGACATTGAATATCGTGTATTCACAACCGTAGGTGGAAAGTATGAAATTAACGTAATTCCATTTACTCCTGTTAACAGGACAAATACTGGATATTATTTTAATTTAGATACATCATGGTTAATACCACAGGACTATAAACTACAGATTAGATTAAAGAATGGCGATTATTATGAGAATAAACAAACGCTATCTTTTACTATTGTATCTGACGGAATTATTTTAGTATAAAAGTGAAAATAATTTAAAAAAGACGATTTATTTTTAAAAAGTCTTGTATTTATGTAAAATGAAAGCTACTTTTGTAGTGTAATTAAAATTGAAAATAATTACTGAAATAACATTAACTGTAAATAATTATCAAAATGGAAAATCAACCTGTAAACGGTCTACAAGACCTTAAAAAAATGTTTTCTGACTATCAGAAAAAACAAACCCAATCAGGCAAAAAATCACGCACAGACTTATTAGCAAAGTATTTTGTACCTCGTGCAACGAAAGAGGTATTCAGGATTCTTCCACCTAAAGGCAATAAGAAACACATTGAAGAAGCATTCTTCCATGTTGTTACCACAAATGCTGCTGGTGGTAAAAAGAAACACGGAACAGTTGTCTACTGTCCTGCACACAACGACCCTAAAGTAAAGAAATTAGATGGTAACGGTGACCCAATTTTAGATACCAATGGTAATCCATTAATGATTCCCGCACCATGTCCTTTATGCGCCAAACACAAGAAATGGCTTACAAAACAAGACCAGTCTTTGAAAGGCATTAAGAAGGAAAACATGAACACTGCAGAGCTTGCAGTTAAAGCCAAAAACGATGAAATCTACAAGGAAGCCATTAAATGGGAAGCCAAAAAGTTCTACATCGTTCGTGGTATTGACAAAGGACAAGAAAAAGACGGAGTAAAGTTCTGGAGGTTCAAACACAACTACAAAAATCAGGGTACTCTTGACAAATTACTTCCTATTTTGGAAGACTACATGACATCACAGCAAGCTGACTTCTCGTCACCCGAAACAGGTACTGACTTAAATATCATTATGACAGATAGTGAATTTAATGGTCATGTTTACAAAACAATTTCCGCAATCACAGCCAAAGGTAAATCACCACTTCATCAAGACTCGCTTATCACAAGAACATGGCTTGAAGATGATACTACATGGAGAGACGTTTTCTTGCCAAAGAAAGCACCTAACATTACACCATACGAATTTCTTGAAATGATTGCTGACGGTTCAAACCCATATTGGGATGATACTGACCAGACCAACAAGAAATGGGTATTTCCTAATCGTCCTGATTTGGAAGAACTTGCAAACAATCGTCAACGTAATCTTGATGCAGATGATGACGAAGAATTTGAACAAGCATCAGACCTTGATACTGAATATGTCACCGTGAATAACATGACATCAGCAAAGGTTGGTACTTATAGTGATGACGTGATGGACGTTGGCGCAACAATACACGCTGAAACTGCTCCAAAGGTAGTTCATGAGGCAGCAAATACTGTACCAACAGCAAACACTGCATCACCGATAACACAGCCAGAGCCAGAATCTGACAATTATGACGACCTCCCCTTTTAGAAAGGTAATTAATCTTTCTTCACCATTCTAAGTATTTATGATAAACTTAAATATGAAAAAGTGTATCAGATGTGAAAATGTTAAAGATTTAGATGATTTTTATGTCCATCCCAAAATGAGGGATGGACATTTAAATAAATGTAAGTCTTGTTGTAAAGAAGTTGCAGACCTTCGAGAGAAAAAATTACGTGAGAGTCCTGAATTTTGTGAAAAAGAACGATTAAGAAGTATTGAAAGATATAATCGTTTGGGTTATAGAGAAAAACAATACGACCAGAATAAATTAAAAGAATATAAAACTGGTAAGTACAAAAATCTTTCACGTGATTTAAATTTATCTGCCGATGAAAATGCTCACCATTGGAATTATAGCTTAATTGATGATGTAATTATTCTTAATAAGAAATTACATAGGTTTATTCACCGTTATTTAGTGTTGAATGAAACTACCTTAACTTTTGAAACGATGGAAGGTAATCTATTGGATACGAAAGAAAAGCATTTAAGCTATATTGAAAAAATAACACGATATTTTAATAAAATTTAGTAATGGCAAAGATTAATGATGAAGACCTACCTTCAAACGACAAAAGTAGGAAACCAACAGCAAAGAAAGTATTCGATTTAAATAATTATAAGAAAAAAGCAAACACAGAAGACGTTCCAGATAAGCCTTTGGAGTGGATTAAAATTAGTGATGCACTGGAAGATGTCACTGGAATGCCAGGATTTCCAAAAGGATATGTATCAACATGTTGTGGCTTTTCTAACAGTGGAAAGTCTACTGCAATCGCCTTGGGCATTGTTAATGCACAGAAAATGGGGATACTTCCAATCATAATTGACTTGGAAAACAACTTAGGTCGATACAGGTTGACTTCAATGGGATTTGACTGGACTAAGCCGTATATTATCATTGATAATGAATATCTGCTTACGGAGTTTGGTGATAAAACCAGAAGCTATGCTTCAATTGAAGATTTCGCAGCATGTGTTAGATACTTTTTAAAAGAACAAACGAATGGTGATTTACCATACGACATATTGTTTGCAATTGATTCAATTGGTACTTTGGATTGTAATAAGAAGATTAATGCTGCTGAAAAGAATGAAGTCGATAGTAACTTCTGGAATGCTGGCGCATACGAAAAGGAGTTCAAGTACTTATTCAATGATGTTATTCCAAACAGCAGAAAAGTCAATAAACCTTACACCAATACAGTTATTGCTGTTCAGAAAATCGGCAGGGATACAATGAATAATGCAATCACAATGAATGGCGGAAAAATGTGGGAATATACTCCAAGACTCCAGTATTACTTTGGTGGTATTCTAACTAAAGGCGTTGCAAAAGTTACTGCTATTTCTAAGAAACGTGAAGTATCATATGGCGTATCAGTAAAAGTAAATATACTAAAAAACCATATTGACGGTCCTTTAGGTGGAATATCAATGGAAGGTAAAATCATTTCAGTACCACAGGGATTTATTACAACTGATGGTATTGAAGAATACAAAAAGAAAAATATCCTGTATTTCCGTAATGTATTTAATAATAATGATTTAACTGCCGATGAAATTACAACAGGTAACAGAATTGAGGATGATAAGGGTAAGTTAATGTATGACTTAGTTGAGGATGAACCAACAGTTCAATAGAAATTAAGAAAAACAATGAAAAAATAATAACATATATACAAATAATTAAACTTTTTAGAAAAAGAAACTATCTACATGAAGAACAAATAGGGCAACGTTTGTCCGAATTTACGCTTGTGGACAACCCAACTATGGATGACAAGGGAGCAATCCCCCTAAAAAGTAGTAGTTGGTTGAAACAAGAAGAAAAAACTAAAATACATAATTTTTCTTAGATTTTTTTAAACGGTGATGACGATTAATGGAAACACGTGGGCAGTAAAATCTGCCCACATTTAAAGCTATGGAACTTTGGACAAAGGAGCGATGCAAAGAAGAAGCATTAAAATATTCCAATAGAACTGATTTTAGAAAAGGTTCATATTGTGCATATAACTGGTCACGTAAAAATAGTTGGCTTGATGATATTTGTAAACATATGAAATTGGTTTATTTACCTGATGGGTATTGGACTAAGGAAAAATGTAAAGAAGATGCCTTAAAATATAAAACAAGACAAGAATTTAAAAGTAGGTCAAGTGCTTCGTATTCAATAATGAATATGAATGGATGGTCAAATGAAATTTGTTCACACATGAATTATATGCAATTGCCTAATGGATATTGGACTAAAGAACAATGTCATCAAGATGCTTTAAAATATGAATACAAGCATCAATTTCAAAAAAATTCTAAAAGTGCATATAGTATTGCATGTAAAAATGGTTGGATTGATGAAATTTGTATGCATATGAAAATCATTGGTAATAGATATGAAAGAATGATTTATGTTTATGAATTTTCGAATAATTATGCATATGTTGGCTTAACGTTTAATTTAGATAAAAGAAATGCCAAACATTTAAGCCAAATCGAAAAAAAATTATCACCAGTAGCTGATTTTATCAGAAAAACAAGTCAAATTCCCATATTAAAAAAACTAACCAATTATATGCCTGTGGATATGGCACAAAATTTAGAGAAGTTTTATATTCAAGAATATAAAAATAATGGTTGGATTTTAATAAATAAATTAGTTGGTGGTGGTTTAGGTTATTCAAAATTTAAAAAATGAAAACACGTGTATTGTTAATCGATAGTGATAATCTATTGAAGCGTTCATTTCATGGTGCTAAAGATGTTTACACCAGTTCTTTTGGGCATTTAGGTGGATTATATTCTTTCATGACTACTGCTCGTATGTTAATTAAAGAACATAAAATTAATAAAGTTGTTCTTTTTTGGGATGGTGAGGCTGGTGGTATTATGCGCCATCGTATTGACAAGGAATATAAGGCAAATCGAAAACATAAAGAATGGTATAAAAAAATTGAAATGACTGCTGCTGAAATACGTAAAGAACGTGAAAAGGAGCAATCAATATTAAAGCAAAGAATTAGGATTCATGCATATGCGGAAGAACTGTTCATAAGACAAATTGAAGTTGACAATATAGAATCTGATGATTTAATTGCATCTTATTGTTTAAGGTATAATAATAAGGAAGAAATATTTCTGTATTCAAATGACCGTGACTTTGCACAGTTATTGGACTTAAACATCACAATTATTTTTCCAAACATCAAGCAACCTGTTACAAGGTCAAACTATATTATGCATTTCAATCATCATTACACCAACGCATTGGTGATGAAGATAATTTGTGGTGATGATGTTGATAATATTGCAGGTATTGAAGGAATAGGTGAAAACACACTCCTAAAGCTATTCCCCGAAATGAAGTTCAAGCATGTTACTGTTAGGGAAATCTGTAAAAAAGCTGATGAAATAAACCAGAATAGAATTTTAGAAAAAAAGAAACCATTAAAGTCACTTGAAAACCTATTAACCCATGTTGGTAGACTTAAAAAGAATTTTGAATTGGTTAATTTACGTAAACCAATGCTTAATGAAACTGCCGAAAACGAATTACTGCAATTAGAATTACCATTATCACCCGATGACCGTGGTAGCAAAAATTTGATGAAATTAATGATGGAAGACGAGTTCCTGACCATATATAAAAGTACTTTTGTACAATATGTCGAGCCGTTTTATACTGTCATAATGTATGAAAAACAACTACTTATGGAGTATCGAAAACAGATGAAAAATAATTTATAAAATCCTTTCATCTTAAAAGGATTCACCATATATTTGTAGTTACTATTAACAAACTAAACTAACTAACAATGACTGAAAAGGAATATAACAACGAGTTCAAATTTTCATTACACCAAGGTGATATTTTATTGTGTGAAAATGTGTTTGATGCCAACCAATTCAACCCCTTTACCAGATATTCTGTCGATATAAGGGAAATTTTACGACGTGCAATTACAAAATTACAGAAAACGCTTTCAAGAAGAAGCTACACAACCAACATCAAAGTTGGCGTAGTTGATGATACTATCGAAGACTCTCCAGAAGTGTCTTACGAATTGTACGAGTATCATCAAAAAATGATTAACTCATATCCTATGGTTTATTGTAGTGAAATGAGATACTTTCCACAATCAATCGTTCAACGGATTGAAGAAAAGACCATAAAAGGTGTGGAATGTAAAATTGGTTTATACATCAACAACAAACCGATTGTTGAAAGAATTTTTTATGTTGATGGATTTAACCCTATTGCAAGGTGGTCAGCAGATGTGGTTTATACTGTATCTGAAATCGTAGACACTATTTTCGACAAAATCAAGCGAAGCGATGTTAAAAACATGTGGGATGATTATGACCTAATCAATCTAATGGGTTTATCTATTAATCAAATCAGGGAACTTTCCCTGCCAAAAAGAGAAGAAATGTTGAAAAGACTGCATAAACCAGTCTAAGTCAAATATTGTGTGGTTGTTGGAATGTTTTT